ATAGCCAACAATGTATTCAACTGCAACTGGGATGGAATACACACAAGCGACAAGCACATTATTTCAAAGCTGTATGATGCCGGAGTTTTAGTTAAGCAATGAAACTCCTACTCCTAGCGGCTTGGCTGGCCGCTTTTACTCTAAACGAGTTAGCCATATGGGAACAGTCACGCGATCCTGGTGTGTGGCACTGTGAGAAATGTAAATTGTATAAGGTTGGGGTTTATGAAGAGTAATAAATGGATTAAGCGCTCTCTACGTGACATGTATAAGCATATGTACGATCGATGCATGAGTAACGACGAGGCAAGCATGCGCATTGTTCGTAAGAAGTTTAAAGCATTCGAAGATGCAATGATTAAATAACCATAGAGGAATAGAGATGAACAGAGAAGATTACAAGCACAAAAGATCAGAAATGCTAAATAGACACAGTGGTGAAATTGCCGGACTTGAGAGAGAATTTGCGCTTTCAAATAGCGATGTAAACGTTGGTGACATTGTTGTTGACCACATTAGCGCTGTAGATGTGAGAAAGATAAAATACACAACATTTGCCACTGAGTTTCCGTGCTGCGTGTATGAGGGGTATGAGCTAACAAAGAAGATGAAACGAAGAAAGAACAAAAATATTAGATATGTTGATCAGCGCAATGTAAAAGAAGTTATTTCAGTTGATTAACCACAGTAGGTAAGGAGTGACGGGATGAAATACATAACAATGATAATCGCAGCGATGGCGCTTCAGGGATGCCTAGAGATAAAGACAGAAAAATCAGACGTGATAGCCTTTACGCCAATGCAGTGTGAACGTTATGACAATGGGTACGCTGTGAAATGGACATCAATGGATAGCGTTAAAGAGGTATCATCCAGCAAGGCTGTTATTATTAACGAGATTGACGGAAAGATTGTAACAATAACAGATGAGTCAGATTGGTTATGCGAGGCTTTAGGTGATGAGGTGACGCTGAAGTAATTTGCATTAACAACACGCCCTTTGTATAATAAGGGCGTAACAAAGCGGTGTGAGAGTCGCTGAAAGTGGAAAAGTAATTTGGGTTTATAAGTTCTGGTCTTAGTGTTCGTGGGTAACTCTCACTTATGCTTTTCCAGCCCTGAGTTGCTAGGGTCAGATCTTATAAGCCCTTTTTTGCGCCTGCTAGATACTACTTAGCTTTAGCTCTACAGCATAAGCCCTAGAAGGTGCAACCCCCTTCAACGCTCCCGCAGAGATTCATTCCTTTAGCCATCCAGTGCTAATCCGCAAAGAACTGCTTAGTTTCACTGAGTAAACAATCAAAACAGCTCCAGCACGATCGATGCTCTATGTGTGACTGCAAATCCATAGCTTGGGGAATCAGTTTAGGCTGGTTGGTTATGGAGGATTAAGAGGGGGAGCGATTCATCTTGAGCCAATCATGGATGATGACAAACAGCATTGACAATGTACCGATTAGGAATCCATCTTCGTCTGATGTAAAAATGACTGCTGATAAGTGTTTTGATTGAGCCAATTGGTTATAAAGCGTATTAAGATTAGAGCTTAGAGTCTTAAATACTGTCATCGGGGATTAGAAGCCCTCTTATTGATTACTATTGTCTAAAACAAAGGAGCCACAAATGTCACATATTGAACGAATGAAAACTGAACACAAAGAGCTTAAAGAGCTTAAAGCAAAGATTGACGCGCTAAACAAGTTCATCTACAAGCAAGAAGATAATATTTTCGATACGCTTGATAAGGACGAGCAAGTACGTATGGTGCGGCAATTGGCGTTTATGAATGGGTATTTAGGTATGCTTGATTCTCGCCTGTGGGTTGCTCACGGCAATAAATAGCACTATAAGCCCTGCCATGCGCGGGGCTTTAAGCTTATTTACAGGAGTGCGAGTAATGGATAGCAATACGTTTGATTTTAAACCATACAAACCAAACATAATGGCAGACTTTAAATACGGCGATAAGATTTACCTACCGCCAGAATCATACAAGTACCTACTTGGAATGATGCGATTGCCATCAGATACAGATAAGATTGACGTGGATGGTATTGTGTTCATGCAGAATAAAGACCTGACAGATAAGGCAGTTTCGATTTAGGAGTGCGAGTGATGAAAGAGAGAGTAATGCCTCATGCTAGGTGGTGGCAAAGGAGGAATTGGAGAAAATGAAACAAGCACAACGAAGACGATCGCAATACTTTGACCAACGAAAGCGTGAGAAAGAAAGTCGCCATTAGGTGGCTTTTTTTTCGCGTGTTATAATGGCAGAAACAGGAGGGCGCATGATCACACTAGAAGAAGCTAAAGCAGCACTGAAGAACTACGGTCTCAAGATCGACGATAAGACTCTCGAGTGCTATGTCGAAATAGTCAACGAGACAAGCCAGTGCCTGATTGATGCTGGATTATCAGATTGTAAGGTGCATGTAGTCCTCATTAACGCATTACTGCTGCAGGTTTGGTTTGCTGGGCCAGCTAAAATTAGTTCAACATCTGGCGCATCAGGCTCAAGCGTATCGTTTAAATTTGATGACGATCAATATAAAAAGTTGACCAGCCAAATTAACCAGCTGGATAAAGACGGCTGCACTGCATCAATAATCCCGCCAGACCCTAGCAAAGATTCAGCTTACTTCGATGTGGTGTGTGGCTTATGAGTACTGGACAGCGCTCAGTATTGGATATCATGGGTGTGAATGCAGTTTGTACTGTATGGCCAAACGAAGGGCGCAGCGGTTATGGGCAGGTTAGTTTCGGGCTGCCATACACTATCGAGGCTGAGTTCAAATCTAGCAACGGCACGACACGAAATGCATCCGGTACTGAGATAGTATTCTCATCATCATTCTTTACTGAAGAGGACGCTGTTACGACTCTAATCAGGGATGGCGATCGCATACTAAATGGTGATAACACCGCCACTCTTGACCCGATTGCAGCAGGTGCCTATGAGGTGCTTAGCGTGGATAAGTCCAGCCCTGTGCTAGAGGGTGATTTAAATGACTTGGCTGTGAGGGCGTGATATGCCACTTAAAGGGGTCGGGAAGGTCAAACGGCAACTTAATAGCCTTCAGGATGTGGCAAAGCCTGCAGCAAAAACAATGCAGCAGTGGCTAGTGCTAATTGGAACAGAGAGCGCCATAGGAACACCAATAGATACCAGCACCTTAATAAATAGCCAATTCAAATCGCAAGAGGCAATGACAACCTTGGTTAAGGGTATTATTGGGTACAGCGCAAACTATGCCGTTTACACGCACGATACAAAATATCCAATGAACTTTCGAAGGTCTACGGCAAGGAAAGAATACCTGATACTTGCCATACAAGAGACGGAATCGGCCAGAGTGGCAATGCTTCGTCGGAATGTCGATGACTTCATTAAGGGCAACTCATGAACTACAGAACTATTGCTGATTGGCTGGAGGCTTCCGGCCTTGTTACTGGGATTGATATTGGTCGCGGAGTATACATAGAGCCAACAATACCAACGGCTCGTAAAATTTGCGTTATTCCCACTGGTGGAACGGCACCTAGCGATGTTAACAATCAAGTTCTTGCGTCAATATTTTTCATATCTCAGCAAGAGGACAACCCAGAGTCTTTCGAGGATTTGATAAACTCCGTAATTGAGCACTCAAGGTGTAACTACAAGTTTGATGGGTTTAATATCAAGGCGACAACAATGCTTCCTAGTCCGGTTATGACGCAGGGCAATAGGGCGGTTTATGAAATTGGCTTTGTAATGCAATAAGATTTAAAATATACCAGTCATTAACTATGAGGATTTACAAATGGCCGATTGCCCCAACACAGGCGGGAAGTACCTAGGCGACAGAGTTCGCGTTGAGGTTGACCTGACGTTATGTAGCGATGCATACCCAACAGAAGGCGCGTGGAGAAAGATTGGCGCTCTAGCCTCTAGAGACATCGACTTTAACGCCGATACCGTCGAATCAATTACTGACGTTCAGGCTGGATTTAAAGAGACGTACGCAACATTCCAAAATGCATCATTCTCATTCTCTGGCGAGCAAAAAGAGAGCTATATCAACAACGAGGCTCTTTTGGATATGGTTGTGTACCGCGCTCAGCAGCTCGCAGCCAGAAAGCAGCCATCTATGTGGTTGCGAGTAACCACTCCAGCACTTACATATACATTCTGGATTAACCTTATCGGGTACTCAGAAGCAAACCCAGAGGATGCGCTTTCAACGTTCTCTCTGACCATGAACGCAACAGGCTCCGTGCTGCCGCCAAAAGTGGATCGAACACCTCAGCCTTAAGGTTAAGCAATGACTAAAATCCTCAAAGATATAGGTCAGTGCAAGGTAATATCGGGGGGGGTGGAATACATTTTCACCCCCTCTTTCATTAACATTGCGCAGATTGGCGAGCCTGACGAGATAATCAGGAAGTTCAACTACATCTTAGATCAGATGTCCATCAATGAAATATCGTCATCATTCAACTATTACACCAAGGCAGTAAGACTAACTTACATAGCGAGATTATGCCTAAGCACGGCAATTGATATACTGCAGTGCTGCTGTGATAAAAATCTACCAGAATCGCTTGTTGGTGGGTGGGATGATAAAAGCCGTTACGTGCTGTCTAACAAAAGATCCGGAATGCCACCAACTGACATATTGGTTGTTGCTGGAATGCTCATGAAGTTCGGGCTCATCGGTGATGTTGGCGCAAGGTCAAACAGTGGTGATGCATCTAGCGATGGATTTAATGCATTCAAGTTCATTTCTTTTGCTGAGGATCGGCTAGGTAAAACGTCTGATGAAGCAAGAAACATGACAATGGTCCAGTTTCAGCACTCCTTCGACTCTCACTTTCCAGAGGTCAATGAAAGGCAAAAAGACAAAGACGATGCCAAAGAGGCTGACGACTACTTTGATAGAGTTGATGATTTAAGAAAACGTCAGGCGGAGTTGAAAGATGGCTGAAGACTTAAAATATGAACTAGATATTGAATACAAGAAGTTTATCGACGGAAGTCGACAGGCTAACAAAGCTCTTGTTGATATGGATAAGCGAGCCAAAAAGACAGATGCGTCTCTTGATGATCTTTACAACTCAGGGTTGGCGCTTGGCACTCAAATGACCAAGACAGCCAAGGGCGTAAACACCGCAAACAAGTCATTCAGAGCAATGAAAGGGGCAACGTCACAGCTATCGTTCCAGCTTCAGGATATTGCAGTACAGGCGCAGATGGGAACCGACTCACTGATCATACTTGGTCAGCAGGGCCCGCAAATAGCATCGATATTTGGCGCTGGTGGTGCAGTCGTTGGTGCTCTTATTGCCGTCGGGGCGCTGCTTGCAGGTGCATTCTCAAGCAGCGTTGGCAAGGCCGAAGAATCTCTTGATGGATTGATTGAGAGAGTCAACGAGCTTGGGGTTGCTGAGACTGAGCTTTTAAGGGTTAAGCTCTCAGAAGAAATACTACGAATGTCAGAAGAGGTTCGCGGGGCAGAAGCTGAGGTCTCAGTGCTTAACGACGAGCTTGAAAAGCAGAGAAGCACATTAAAAAGCCTGTCAGATGGCACGGCAACTGGTTGGTTAACTGACTTTTTGCCAGTTGCAGATCAGGCCAATGAAAAAATAAACGAGCTAAGCCGAGAGCTGATCGAGGCAAAAGGCAATACTGAAAGAATCACAGCAACATACGAGAAGTACAAGCAGTTACTTTCTGATATATCCAATGGGAATATTGAGCATGCAAACGCGCTCAAAAAGTCCACGGAAGAATTTAACGACCTTAGCAAGTCCTTGGCATTGCAGATTGAGCTTGTTGGAAAATCAGAGGTTGAGCAGGCAAAAATAGCTGCAGCATATCAGCTTGGGTCTGAGGCAACGAAAGAGCAAAAGCAGGCTGTAGACACGCTAATTGAGGCTTACTACAGAGAGCTAGAGGCAACAAACCTGAGAAAAGAAGCTCAAGCACAAACAACAAAAGAGGCCGAGAAAAACGCCCAACTAATCGAGTCACTGTCTAACGCTTACGAAGTGGCGGCACTAAAGGCTGGCGGGTACAACAAAGAGGCATTTATTCTTGCTCAAACGCAAAAGCTTGCGGCAAGCGCAACCGACGAGCAAATAGCTAAGACAAAAGAGCTTTCAGCTGCACTGTTTGAATCTCAGCAGGTGCGAAGCACAGAGCAAGGCCAAGCATTCTTAGATAGCCTTCTTTCACAGCAAGCAACAGAGCTTGAGTTGATCGGAATTCACGAACAGGCAAAGCTTGATCAGGCGATGGAATTTTACTTGCAGGGACAGACTACGTTCCAGCAATACCAAAACTCACTGACCGCAATAGGAGAGAACGCAGCAGCAGCAAGGATGGCGCTAGACAAAAAAGAGAATGACTTGAAGTTAAGCGGCTTAGCGTCAATGTTTGGCAATCTATCTGTACTAATGAATACAGAATCAAGAAAGATGTTTGAGATAGGCAAGACGGCTGCTATTGCTGAAACGATAGTTAGCACATACAGCTCAGCTCAAAAGTCATATGACGCAATGGCAAGCATTCCATACGTTGGGCCCGCGCTAGGCGCTGCTGCTGCTGCTGCTGCAATCGTTGGCGGACTTGCTAGAGTATCCGCAATAGAGTCGCAATCATTTAGCCGAGGCTCTGTATCTGCGACAGGTGGAGACCTTGGAGTACCTTCTGCACCATCAGCGCCAGAAGCAAGCCAGCAACAGGCTAACAGGCTAGATATTAACTTCACTGGCGTGTCTGATAGCAAGGTCGGCTTCGTGCTTGCTGAGGTGTTAAATGATAGTATTGCAGAGGGCGCGCAAATAATAACGGTGAATCAATCATGAGCTTAGTTATAACCCAAAATATTTTACTAGGTGCCAAGGATTGCCCTGTTATAAAACCACACTTCGCAAGGATCGGGTGGAACACAAAGACGGACTCCATATCAGCTAGCAGCGAGGCTGCTGGTTTTGAGGCATCTAATGCACTGTCAATAGGTGATCATCAGTACTGGATGCCAACAGCAATGCCAGCAACAGCAGAAATAACCCTGTCAGGTTCAATATCTTTTATTGGAATAGCTGCATCCGACCTTTCCGCTAAAGGCGTAACAGTTAAGGCCGAATACTTTGATGGATCTAACTATCAACTGATCAGCGAGGTTATACCAGGCAACGACTACGGGCTAATGTTTATTTTTGATGAGCTTACGACGGAAAAGATAAGGCTGACTTTTTCAGGGGTTGAGATACCTCAGATTGGCGTGATACAGGCTGGTGATGTGATTACAATGCCTGCAAATATTGAGTCTGGATACCTTGATTTAAAGCTAGGCAGAAGCACCGTATTTGACAACAACCTATCAGAAAACGGCAAGCTTTTAGGTCGAAGGGTTATAAGAACATCACTATCGGGAACTCCGGAGTGGAAGGTTGTTGAGTATGATTGGGTAGCAAAATACTTTACAGATTTCATGGATTACGCGGAAACTAGCCCGTATTTTTTTGCGCAAAATCCGCAAGAGGAGCCTGATTCCGTTTATTACTGCTGGTCAAATGACTCGTTGTTTAAGTCGCTTGGTAGAAGAAATCGCCAATACCTGCCTGTAAAAATACCAATGGAGGCATACCTTGGGTGATTACAACAGAGAGCCTATAACAATAGTTGAGATTGACCCTGATTTTTGCGGTAATACCTACGGGATCGCACCATGCACGGCGATTATTTCAGAGTCATCAACTGGCCAGAAGTGCTTTAACACCTATGTCACATGCCAAGATCGAGAAAACTACGACCGGCAAACACAAACTCTTAGATTTGTAGCGCCACACTCTAACTCAATGATCGCCGGTGTTAACCTGCTGCCTCTTATATCAACAAACAGAGAGGGGAAGGTGAGTGTCAGCGCAAGCCCAACAAAGGTTAACATTGGCGGGGCAAGTGCTAACTCGTCACCGCTGGGCAAGCGCGAGACTGTCACAATCAAGATGCGTGACATGCCATACAACGACGCGATAGTTGACCCGTACCGTGATGAACGACCATACAACCCAGTTGATAAAGGTACGTTTTGGCCCAAGTGGCTAGCTAGAAACCCGTATTATCAAGGTAGAAACATTCGCGTACTTGAGGGGTTTGCAGGTCAACCTCTCGGCAGTTTCAGGGCTCGTCATTACATCATCGATTCAATAACGCAGCCAGACAGCAGCGGCAGCGTAACAATCAAGGCATTCGACATACTTCGCAAAACGGATGGTGACAAAGCCAAGTACCCAGAAGTTATAAGATGCTCCCTATCTTCGGATGTAGATGCAAGTCAGACAACGATACAGGCGGCTGGCGCAGCGTCAGATTTTAACGTGTCCGATCCAATCATAAGCTATGGGTTTATTAGGATTAATGACGAGGTTATAGCATTTGGATCGGTGTCTGATATCGGCGGTGGTCTAATCCAGTTTAATGGGTGCACCAGGGCCACAAATGGAACTGAGGCATCAGATCACAGCGCTGAGGATGATATATTTCGGTGCGTTAGAGTGGCTGGTAAATCATGGAAGGTCGCCGCGTGGCTGCTCGAGGGGCCAGCAAAGATACCAAGCCAGTACATCGATAACGCCGCGTGGGATGCTGAGTGTGAGCCTTGGATTAACACGTTTGATGTGAGCACATTACTAACCGAGGCTGCTGACGTTAACAAGTTGGTCTCTGAGCTTACCCAGCAATCACTGTTTTATATTTGGTGGGACGCTTACGAGCAAGAGATCAAGATTAAGCCCTTTCAGCTACCAGGCGACAACGTGACAAAAATAAATGACACAGAGAGCATTCTTGCCGGAACATACAAAGAAAGCGTTGATGATAAATCAAGAAAGACGCAGGTTTGGGTTTTCTTTGGTCGACGCGATGCAACTGAAAGCCTAGATAAAGACTCAAACTATACAAACCTACAGGTTAATGCTGACGAGGATGCGGAGTCTGATAATCAGTATGGTGAGCCTAGGATTATGAAGATCTATTCTAGATGGATAAACAACTCAACGCAGGCGCTAACTCTCGGATTTAGATTACTAGCAAGATACAGAACCCCACCAAGGATTGTAACCATCGAGCTTGATAATAAGGATGGTCTGCTTGGGGTTGGTGATGTTCTGGATGTTTCACACAGAAATCTAACCGATGTGTTTGGTGATCAGATAGAGCGGCGATTCGAAGTGATCAGCAAGGAGGACTCAGTTATGGGTCATAAGCTGAAGGTTGACGCACAGCTTTATGACTATGCCGGTGATGTTTCTTTGAGGTATATCAGATACTCGCCTAGCGATTACACACCAGATTACAGCAGCGCCACACAAGAAGAAAAAGACACAGGTTACTATTACGCCGACAGTAATGGTAAAATGCCTAATGGTGATGACGGATATAGGTACTTTTAATGGGATTCACAATACTAGATCCTCAAGATGTTGCGCCCGGCAAGGCTGGTAAATCAGAGCACGCGTTGATTTTCTACGACAACCCAATAGCAATAGCAGCGGGCGCGGCGGGAGCTCCAAAAGTGCAAAACGCAGCAATTGCCACTGGCGCAGTGACAAACGATAAAGTCGCAAATTCCACCCTTGGTGCGGAAAAACTTCAGGCTGGACAGGATGAGGTCAACTGGGTTCTTGCTAGGGTTGCAGCGACTGCATTTGACGCTGTTGGTTCTTATGTTATGGCGCAAGCTAATGTAGGGACGGGCGGTACTGGTGGGGCTCTTGTTGCTGGATCTCAATTATTTGCTAGCGATGTCGAGGGAAACGCCTTGGGCGGAGGGCTTAGTGGGACATGGCGCATTATGGGGTACATAAGCGGCGGTGGCCCCGACCTAAACGTAAGCTTAGTCTTGAGGGTGGCATAATGATTCAGGCGAGAAACCTAAAGTTAAACAAAAATGGCACCATAGATCTTGAATTTAATCATCATATATTTGGGTGGATACCGTTCACTGCATCCAAAAATGACTGCGAGCCGCACGGCGTTGAGATATACCAGCGGGCAATAAATGGCGATTATGGTGAGATAAAAGAGGCATCAGAATGAAATCAGCATATCAGTTTTTCGTCTTAGATAAAGGCATTGAGCAGCCATTCTCATCGATAGAGGTTAGGCACGATGGTGACTTAGTTCCTATTTACTCAGATAAAGACGGAGCTCCAAAGGCAAACCCATTTCAAACAGGTGATGACGGTTACGCCTTGTTCTACGCAGACGCAGGCACCTACAACATCAAGGCGTCTTATTCCGGTAAATCGTTTGAGTTTGTTGATGTGCAAATCGGCACTCAAACATCAAATAACGTGGTTCAGCGTTACTATCTGACATCTGACACATCAACGGTATCAAAATCCGGCGCGATTTTTGGTGCATCAGTTTATGTTGATGGCGATTACCTACCTCCTGACAACGGTGACGGTGTAGTTAATTGGTCTATCACAAGTAACGAACTGGGCACTATTACGTTCACACCGCCAATCACGGCAAGCGTTGGTACACCTAAGACGATAACCGTTTATTGGTACTCAGAGACTAACGACGCTGTGCTTGATCTGCAGGGTGGACTGATAACCTATTACCAAGGTCAGTTTGACGCGGCCGTTGCAGGTTGGGACGCCGACGCCGATGCATCACTAACAGCTAGAGAGTCAATCTGGGATAACTCACTCGCACAAAAAGAGTCTGAGTTTGACATTGCAATATCAGGAATTGATGGTGTAGATATTGGGCTGTACTCAACGAACCCAACGTACACAGCTTACAATCAGTACACAACATACGATAGGGCTGGGACAATTGAGCGCTGGTATCTAAAGCAATCTGTCCCACTTGGTTACATCGTTGACTCTGTAGCATACCCAGACCCGCAAAGTGATAGTGCAAATCTATACCCTAGCGATCAGGTTACAGAGCAGTATGTAAATGACAGGGCGTCTCTTGCAAACCTGCTTTCAAACCATAACTTCTTAATTCAAACACCTGACGATTCACAGCCGCAACCAGATGCGACACCTAGAAGCTACCCGCCGTCGTTTGAAATCTTTTCTGGCGTATTTGCCAATGAAACAACCGGCATTACAAACCTTACTTACATTGATGGACGGTTATCATTCTCTGGCGGTGATTTTTATTTTCCCGTACCAAATTCAGGCGGCCTTGAACGATTAACCAACTTTGTTGCGTCGGTGGCTGACTTTGACGGCAAACCACGAACTCGAGGCGTTTCTTATGCGCTTGTTGGTGATGAATACCGTATCACCGTGACAACCGATGCGCTTGAAGATGTTAGTGCTAATCCAACCCCTTTGGGTTCTGTGAAGTTTGAGCAGGGGAGCGTGGCAACTGGGCATGGCATACAAAGGCCATCGCCATTTAAAGTTTTCTCTTCTCTCTTTACGGATGGAACATACACAGAACTCAACGTGCATAGCACTTCTGTTGGGGATCGCATTGCTGTTGATGATTACGCGCCCGGCAATAACTCAGGCGTATTATTTTTCAATGTTGTAGCTGATGGGACCGGCACTGCTGATGGCGGTAAGTTTGTTCAGGGTTCTGGCTTTCAATTAGAGCAGATAATGAAGGTAGCCCCGACTGCCAAGGATTGGGGCGCGAAAGGAAACGGCGTAGATTATGATGATGCTCCTTTTGCAGCAGGGAAAAACTATCTTAGATCTGGGCAGGAAACTAAAGAGTTAGTTATTCCAGCTTCTAAATACAAGTTTCAGAGCCAGTTTGAGTATGATATTTCTCAGCTTAGAGTAAATGGACAATCTGCAATATTAGATTTCTCAGATGTAACATCTGGAGCTGCTGTAAGAATAACCGGGGGCAGCAGAACAATTTCTGGCGCGCCATTCCTAAACGGTATTAACCCGCTGAGTGGAGTTGAGATAATTGGCCCTGGCAAAGCCTCTTCAGGATCTCAGGGGGTTTTGTTTGATGATGACGACATACAGGGGTCAAATGACGTTACTGTAAAAGATGTAATTATTCATGACTTTGAAACGGATCTAGTTCTGGGTGATAACGCTTACCATCTTACATTTGAGTCATGCTCGTTCTTCTTTTCTGGAACATGTGTGACAGCAGAGCAACACAGCAACGCTGGAGCAAGGACTGTATTTGATCATTGTAGATTTTTTAATTCTGATAATGGTGCGAACCTGAAAAACGCATCATCAGGCAGCACTAGCTTTATCGGGTGTGTGATTGCTGGTATATCAACTGTTGATTTTCTTATAGAAGGCGGAAATCTTGAAGTCGCATATTGTGATATTGAGACAGGCGGCAGTCAACCATCAGATCACAGGGTTTTATGGGTTAATGGTACAACTTCATTTAGCTACATATCGTGGGATAGCAATAATGTTGCTGTCAAGAATGCAACCACGGTGCCGGTTTTCGATATCGACTCACCTTGCTTTCTAAACATGGTAGGCGGTGAAGCGTTCATCAATGCATCAAGTACTGGTGGCGTATTTGGATCAACAGGTTCCGGTACGGGTTCAATAAACATCCTAGGCACATTCCTTGATTATGGCTCAAATCCTTTGGAGTTATTCAACGGAGCGACAATTAACGTTCACCGTTTTTTACCGAATCTGAACACGATAGTTTCAAATGCATCATATAACACCACTGGCAATATGACAGCCGCCGAGGTCAAGTCTAGCAATGGTTTGTTTACAAATGATGACTATACGGTACAAGTAACTGCACTATCAACGTGGACTAGCTTAGGTTATGCCGCTTCACAATCTGGACTGTTAATTATTAAGGATAAAACTTCGGGAGGCATGGCTACATATCAGTGCGATGTTGGAACAGGGATTTGTATAGAAATTGCAAACAATATAACTGGGCTAACCTCTGTAGGTTACCCATCTGGTGTTTTATCTGTTCAATTGAGTAGCGGGACAATACCGAGAAACTTAAGCGTCTGCCTGGTTAGCGTATAAACAAAAAGCCCTCACCTCACACCGAGGGCTTTTTTCATTTAAGGCTATTACCCAAAACCTGCAAACCAACAACACAATTAACCCATACGCGGCTTTCAACCATTGAATATCCGTAGTATGCACATAAAAAGCCCTACATCACTTAGAGTGTCTTGTATTTCTATGCTTGCGAGTAACGTGCATTAGCTGATATTCGCCATCCTTCTCTATAACAACATGCTTTTCGTTGTCATAATCAAGCTTGAACTCATTAACAAAAAGCCTGTCCTCTCCGATAACGGGCGCAAGTCGATATGCGTTAAGCTTTAGCTCGTTCATAAGCTTTGGGATTGATGTTATTTTCATTAGAATGTTAACCCCATGTGAACCTCGTCGACCTTACCAAGAAATTTAAGAAGCACTTTACGCGACTCGTTTATCAAGTCCTCAACATCACATCTATAAGTTCTAATAATGAATAGCCCTCTCTCATAATTTCGGTCGTCATAGCTTGCGAAGTCCCACCATTTGACGCTGTCAGATAGAATCATAGGCCCAATAACTTGCCAGAAATATTCTCGTGGAACTTCATCGTTAAGTAAGTATTCAACATGCTTTTTACCGTTAGGGCACTTCGTTTCAAGGCCGCCAACTATAACACCGCCGACCTCGTGGATTGCATCAGGAGAAAACTTAAGGTTGCCGACCCAGTCACAAATAAGCATTCCACACTCTGTGAATTCAATTTCTCTCTCATTTGATGCTGCCTTTATTGCGAATGGCTCAAGCTCCTTACCTCGTATCACTGCTGATGTATTAAGCTCTACGACCTCATTTTGTGACATACGCTCAGATAGGAGCTCATACATCAGTGTGTTTTGAACCTTCTCATCGCCAAGTTTCCAGCATGATTTACGAGCATCCCACTTAGCACCAATAGCACTTTGAAGCCTTGTTCCAGTAACCGATCCGAATCTCTCATCGTGCCATTCCAGAGAACCTTGTTCGACATTTAACTTATGCATTTAGCTTCCCCTTCATTTCATTCTTAAGTGCATTTAGCTTTGGCTTGATGTGCTTAGGTATTGCCATAAACACATTCTGAAGCATTCCAATATCAGTGCAGTCACGTAATTGCTGCTCATAACCCGACGTATCCTCTCCGACTGATGGCTTTGATTGTCGTATTCTAAGTGCCATTTGCTCTTGGCCAAAAGCTTTGACCTTTGTTGCGAAAACTTGAATGTATTGATTGCACCAACCGTCATAATTGTCGCCATACAAACTAGCAATTGTTCTGGTGTTGGTTATATTCAAAACCATAGGCGGCGCATTAAAAAACTGTATTACCGGTACCTTTTCCTTTTTCCCATTTGTGTTTCTAATTTCTTGAATTGCAACATGGTTAATCTGTGCCACTAACTCCTCGCCTTCATTAAGATTGTGAGAGCCAAGAAGCATCGTTTTGCTTTCAAACAGATTTCTCCAGTGCGTAGTCTGTGATGGCTGGTAAACTAAGTTGCTCATATTTAATCCCTAACTCTGTGTTGTGTGACACAATATTATGGGTTATGATTCTCTGTGTCAAGTGACGCAAGGAGATGTTTCAATGAATTATGAAGAGTGGAAAGAGGCGTTTGGAGAAATGCTTGAAGACGATTGGAGACTATCAGGAACAAAGATGAGCTTTGTTAACTGGTGTAAAGATGTATGGGATAAAAGGATGGTAGAGATACAAATAGAGGCGTATGAATACGCTAAGGGTATGTAATGGAAATAATCAGCAGTAGAACAAACTCCCTAGCCGACGCAACCAGGTCAACGCTGGGTGATAAAACCAAGGCGGAACACATTCAATCACTACGGAGACAGGCTCAATCATGGCGAACAGTAAGCGCAAGTGCGGATACTGCGGGGAAAGGAAGCCAGCAGAAACAATGCATATAGTCGGGTGTCAGGCGTTTTGCAATGTCGATCACTGGATTGAAAACCAAGTTAAGAATAAGGACAAGCTGGTTAAACAGGGACAGAAGATTCAACGTGCCGAGACGAAAAAGAAAAAGGAAAGCATCAAGACTAGAGCTCAGTGGCTTAAGGATGCGCAATGCTGGTTTAACCGATACATCCGCCTTAGAGATAAAGGTGATCCCTGTATAAGCTGCGGCAGGCATCATCAAGGGCAATATCATGCTGGTCATTACCTTAGTGTAGGAGCTAACCCTGAATTGCGGTTCATTGAGATCAACAATCACAAGCAATGCGCCCCATGCAATAACCACCTGTCAGGCAATATAGCAAACTACAGGCCCAGCCTGATAAGGAAGATCGGATTAGAAAAAGTGGAATGGCTGGAAGGGCCACACGAACCAGCAAAGCACACTATCGATGACTGCAAAAAGATAATCAAAACATACAAACAGAAGTGCAAAGAGATAGACTAACCAACCAGCCGCTTATAACCTAAGCGGCTTTTTTGTGCGTTTTATATTTCAAATCGTTACTTGCGTTACGATTAACGTAACGCTATAGTTATTGCATCGAAACGAAATACACAACGAGGCAAACATCAT